GAGAAATGTAACCATTGGGCCGCCTTCAGAAAATGGTAGAGGGGGATATATAAGACAAGCAATGAATATTGATGGTAGAAATCAACCATCTTATGCAATTGGTAGCTTTCCTCTTACTGAAAGTAGAAATTAGGAAAATGTATATCCATGTCAAGAATTATAAAAGTTCAAACTAATTTTACCAATGGAGAATTTGATCCTTTACTTCAAGGCAGATTAGATATCCAACAAAGATATAATGCACTTGCTAGAGCTAGAAATGTTTTAATTCAGCCTCAAGGTGGATGCACACGAAGGCCCGGCTTACAATTCATTAGTGATGTAGGAGCTGTAGCTACAGATATCGCAGACGGATCAAGATTAGTTCCTTTTGAATTTAGTACCACACAATCCTATATGCTTTTATTTACAAATAATAAAATGTTTGTATTTAAAAACAAAGCATTAGTTACTAATATTAATGGTTCAGGTAATAATTATTTAGTAACAACCATTGCTGGATCTAAATTAAGTACAATTGACTGGTGTCAATCCGCAGATACTTTAATTGTAACTCACGAAGATGTAGCTCCTAAAAAAATTATTAGAGGAGGAACCGATGCTACTTGGACAATATCAGATCTGACTTTTGACTTTGTTCCTCAGTTTGCTTTTACTTTAACTTCTAGTCAACCAGCAGTAACTTTAACTCCAAGTGCTGTTGATGGAAATATTACTTTAACCGCAGGTTCATCTGTTTTTTCAGCAGGTCATGTCGATCAATATATAGAAGCAAATGATGGATTGGGCCGGGCAAGAATTATTGGATACACTTCAGGCACAGTAGTTAATGCTGTTGTAGAAATTCCATTTTTTAATACTACAGCTATTGCAAGTGGAAGTTGGACATTGGAAACAGGCTATGAAGATGTCTGGTCAGTAAGCAGAGGCTATCCAAGAACTTCAACATTTTATGAAGGTCGATTATATTTTGGTGGAACTAAAAGTAGGCCCACAACAATTTTTGCATCCAGGGTAAATGATTTTTTTGATTTTAATCCTGGCGAGACTTTAGATGACGATAGCCTGGAAGCAACCTTAGATACCGATAGCGTTAATGCAGTTATAGGAATATACGCTGGAAGAGATTTACAAATCTTTACCAAAGGTGGAGAGTTCTTTTTAGCACAATCAGATTTAGATCCTATTACTCCAAGCAATATTGTAATTCGTACTTCAACTAAACGAGGAGCTAAAGCTGGAATTAAACCGGTAGGAGCAGAAAGTGGAACTTACTTTATACAAAGAACAGGAAAAGCAATAAGAGAATTTTTATTTTCTGATGTAGATCTTTCTTATGTTACTCCAAATATTTCTTTATTATCTTCTCATTTAATTTCTGCGCCATCCGATATGGCTTTAAGAAAAGCAACTTCTACAGATGATGGAGATCTTTTATGTATTATTAATAGTACCGATGGATCTTTAATTACTTATTCTATATTGAGAGGACAAAATGTTGTAGCTCCATCGCTTTGCACAACAAATGGAAAGTTTATTAATTTAGGTGTTGATGTGGATACGCTTTATTTTTTAGTTACAAGACAATTACCTTTACAAGCTACTTGCACAATTACAGTAACCGATGCAGCTAACATTGCGGTAGGCAGTACCATAACAATTACAGATAATGCTGGTACATCCACAACCATGACTGCTACCAATGATGATCCTGCTGATGCCTTGGAATTTTCAGTTGGTGGTTCAAGAACGAATAATGATGTAGCAGATAATATTGCTGTAGGATCTGGTGGAGTTCTTGGTATTAATGCTTTGTCTGGATATGCAGCTCCTAATCCTGCTGCTAATGTTATTACAGTTACGAGGGCGGTAAAAGGTGGAGATAACTTAACTGTAACTTCTTCTGATAATACAAGAATAACTTGTACCAATTTTACAGGAGGAACAACAGCCGATAAATATTATATTGAGGCTTTCAATGACGATATGACTACAGATGGCGCAGTCCAATATCCTTTAATGGGAAGTTTACCAACGACAACAACTATGACTGGATTATCTCATTTAGAAGGTTTTACAATTAAGGTGGCAGCCGATGATGGAATGCAATCGGACAAAGAAGTTGCGAGTGGCAATATTACTTTGGATCGAGTTCCAACTTCTTTTGTAGAGGGAGGTTTAGATTATACAGTTGAAGTTAAAACTCTTCCGGTTGAAACACAAATTCCAACAGGCGCAACAACTACAATATTACCTTTCCAAAAAAGAATATTAGAAAGTACAGTTGTTGTATACTTAACTCAAAATTTAACTTTAGAAGGAACAGACTTTCCATTCTATGATTTAAACACTTACTCGGCAGGAGATGGGATTTCATTTTTTACCGGGAATAAAAGAAGATACCCAATGACCAAGTATGATGAGTATGGACAATTAACATTATCTCAATCACAACCTTTATTTTTTAACTTGTTAGCTATAGAGTACCAAGTTAGTACGGAGACACAATAATTATGAGTTGGTTTCAAGTTTTATATGTAGCAGGATCAATAGCTCAAGCGTATGGCAATTTATATTCAGCCTACGCTACTAAAGCTGCTTATGATGCTAAAGCTGATTGGTCTTTACGAGAATATAAAAGTAAAAAATTAGATGCCAAGTCAGACGGAATACAAGTATTAAAAAGATTAAATTCAGATCTTGCAACTATTGTAGCTAATGGTGCTGCGGGTAATGTAATGACAACTTCAGGATCAATCTATATGCAAAAGATTATGAGTGTTAGAAGAGGCTCTGAAGATTTTGGTCTTGCAGGGATCAATCAAACTTTAATGGAAAATATAGGTGCTGTAGAATTTGCTAATCTTAAAACAGCAGGTAAGTACGCTAAGAAATTTGGTGTTATTAATACGATAGCAGATTTAGGTATGTCTGTTGCTAATTATAAAATGCTTGGTTTAGGTAAATATAAAACTACAACAGAGATAAGTCCAATTTCAAAAGTCATACCTTGGGATCCGAGTATGCATCCAGCATATAGGGGGATGAGATATTAATGGCTGAAAGAAAAACATATCCCGGCAATTTAGTAAAAGCGTTTGGTGTTCCAGATGTTTCTTTTCCTCAATATACTGAACAAGCTAAAGGAATGACTAACTTGGTACAAAAAATTAATTCTGTAAATACTTTTGCTCATGGCCAACTTACTGAGGAAGCAAAAGAACAAGGTTATGAATATGCCTCTGATAATCAAATTAGTTTAAATCAGTATTTGAATGCCGATGCTATTGAAAGAAATAAATTAGTAGAAGGAGATAAAGTAACTGTAGCAGGTAAAACGATTAGAGCTGCACAAATTAATTTTTTAGCTGGGGAAATTGAAATCGCAGCATCAGGTAAATTTACTGCTATAAAAATTCAAGCAGTAGCGAATGATTGGCCCATTGAAGAATATAAAATGGCATTAGATGCAATTGTCGATGGATACTCAGATGCTCTAATGGATGCAGACGCTGAAGCAGCTCTTGCAGCTAAAGCAAAACTTGCAACAACTGCTCATAGTTATTTATCTTCCTATAGTGATCGAGCTTTAAAAAAATCTTTAGCAATACAATCTAATAATGCTATGGCATTTTCTTATCAAGAAATTGATCGAATATCTGATATCATTATATCAGGTTCCAAAGCACTTCCTGTTCCTCCTGGCGAGAAACCAATATTTATTGATATTGATGAAGTTTTAGAAATAAGAAAACGAGCTATTATAAATACTTTAGCTCCACACATGACTTCAGGAGAAGTTTCAAAATTTATTACAGCTTGGGATAATGAAGTTTTAAAAGCTAAAAAAGATGTTTTATTTGATTGGTTAGATCAACCACGTAATATAGCAACTGCTGCTGCAACTCAAAATGCCTGGGTAGAAGTTAATAACGAAACTTTTAATGGAGATATTGGAATGCAGAAGATTTTTAAATCTCTCGATCCAGTAGATCAAAAGGCTTTTAAAGACAAAGTTAGAACATGGAAAGGTAAAGCATTTGAGGATATGCAAAAACAAGATGATGACTTTGAAATAGATTTAGCTAATGAAATAGATGATTGGGAATTTAAGTTTGCACAAGCTAAAATAAATAATGATTATGATACAGCAGAAAATATTGTTCAAAAGATATTTGCTCTTGCTGCTGAAGATGATAATTACAAATCTTTGGCAGTAACATATCAGAAAGCTCTTGAGGCTGATGCGAAATCAGGAGAATATTTAGATCATGATACCTTAGTGGATCTTAAAGAAGATTTAATAAGCGGAACATTAACTATGGATGATATTAGAGATGCTTATGACAGTTATAAAATAGGATCAAAAGAATATGATGATTTAGCATTTAAACTTCAAACTAAAAAAAGAACTGTATTTAAAGATGCAGAAAAACTTATTAAGACTGCTGTAGGGTACGCAGATAATACTGTTATTCAAATGAGAGCTGCTGACGATATAGCATTTCAAAGATATACAGCAGCAACTAATTCTCTTTTAAATTGGATGTATGCAAATCCAGACGCAACATCTAATGATATTTTAGCGGAAGCAGAAAAACTTATTGGAGTTCATTCTGCGGAAGCATCTAAAGATGTTTTAAAAACTCAATCTATAAAAACATTAGTAAGTATTGATGGCTTTCATCTTAATTCAAGACTATGGAAAAACCATTTAAAAACTTATGTAGAAGAAGGCGAAGTGTTTGAGCCTATTTCTATGC